TATCTTGCTCGTACCAACCAAAATCTTTAATAATTTTTGATTTGTCAAGAGTTGGCTCTGGTTCTTTAACTTTATAATTGGTAAATTTAGATTTTGCCATGATTAACTTTCAATATAAATTTTTGATAATTTATTTTTTAATTTTTTTAAAGCAGTGTCTACTTTTCTTTTAGATTTTATTAAGTCTCCAACTTTGGCATCTATTTCAGATTGCATTTCGCAAGATTGAGTTTCTAGTTGACTTATTTGTTGTTTTAAATCAGAAACATTTGTATTGTGTTCAGGAATAAGGCATTTAATAACTAAATATTCGCCGCATCCTGAAGCTGAGGACCATTTACATAGTTTGGTTAACTTAAATATTGAAGATGGTTTCAAACTAGCAATTCTCTTTTTTTGAGAATCAGAAAAATTATCATTATTCATAACATCTGATAATGTAAATTCTGAAGGCATTGATCTATAATGATCAAAATATCCATTACTTTCTCGCAAAATACGGCATGAGCCAGAATCATCGGCTATATAAAATTTATATTTTTTATTCATAAATTATCTTTATATCCCTTGCCTTGATAATAAGCTTCTCTTAACAACTCTGCAATAGACGGACCATCATCATTTGAATAAGCAAATTCTCTTAAAGCATCTGTTTCACGAATCAATTCAATAACCTCATGAGCTTTTTCTTTGTATTTAACAAGATTTTCCACTTCTTTAAGAGCGCCGGTTAAATTAAGATGCTTTTTATCTTCTGGATCTATAATTTTTCTTAACTCTGCTGCTACATCTGCATTACCTTCTGAGCGACCAGCGTTGTAAGTCTCGCTATCAGTTTGGATATATGTAGTAGCTGGATATAACGCAGGTTTACTAGACGAATAGTTAAGGTCTGCTCTTAAGATGTCAATTTCTCTTAACAGTAGTTGTACATGAGAATTAGAAACATCTCGTGCGCTAGAACGATTTGGCTCTGCTAAAGCTTCACGAATTTCTTGTTCATCTTTTGGTGATAAGATTTTATAGCTCATTTTTCTTTCCTTTTTAAGGGAAACTCCTCAGTGGATAATTGGTTTTTTAACTAAAATACCATATGATAAACATCCAAAGCGTATGTCATCATCAGTATCCCCAGATACGAATTTTTCTTTATTACCAGAGATATCAACTATCTCAAATCCGTCGTCGTGGGGCTCGTGGCGTAGCGTCGGATGCGGTATATACGAATATACCGGTTGCCTTGGGCACGCTTCTCCGCGATGGCAAGCTCTCTCGAAGGGAAACACCCGTCTGGGATCCAGTGTGGGATTGGCTCACCGTACATCCGGATGAACACAGGACGCTCACCTGGCTTATGCCACCACAGTTCCCACCATTCGGCTTTGAGCTTCCTCATGGTTGCACCAGTCGCATCAGTCGCATCACAAATAGCCTCCGCAACTTGGTCTAATGGTACAATTTTAATTTTAGACATATTTATTTCCTTTTAATATTAAATTATTTAAGCCAATCCGGTACAGTACTAGAAGTAAAATCTTCTCCCCAAGTAGGATCTCTATTAAATAGAATGCTTGCTCTATATTCTAGTTGGTTATCTTGAAACCCAACTAAAATTTTTCCAGAGAACATGCTCTGACGAGTACTGCCCGCTATTAAATGATTTGTTGTTTTTAAGTCAATTGCAGTTTTACAAAGTTTACGGATATCCTCTGGATTATTACTTACATTCCACCTAAGGATAAGTATGTCTTTGGGAGTAAAATAATTTCCAGGAAGCCATTGACCATCGTAAAAAACTTCATAATCTTCAATTCTCGTATCGCCAAGATCATACATTGGCATCATGCCCCAAGGAATATAATCATATAAAATTGTTGGAATACTAATCATATTATTCATCTTTCATTCTGATCATCATGATTCGATACTATTGAATATCCGCACATGCATTTTAAAATAACTCTTGGACCATTGGAGGTTGACCAAGTATAACATTCTTTATTAAAAAATTTTTTATGGTTAATTAAACAAGAATCAAAATCTAATTTTGAACTAACTATATCTACGTTATGTAATTTGCCATGATCTGTCATAACTACTCTTTTTCTTTATCTAATTCTTCTAGATAAAATGGTAAGGCTCCATCAGGCATTTTTTGGATAGGAAACGCTGCCTTACTAAAATAATTAGTAAAAGACTCAGTAATATTGCATGAAGTGCAAGTAATTAGCCCACCTAATACCCTAAGAGGATTTGTATGAGCCTTTTGTAGGGTTGACTTTCCACAATGGACACATTCACCTTCTATAGCAACCCATTTGGCATTTGAGATTAATGCTTGCATTCCTGTTTGGTTTACCAGTGCTTTTTTAACAAAATTTTGGTTCATGACTTTACCTTGGCTTTTCCATCAGTATCAAATATAATTTGGCTTACTTGTAACGGAATATATGGAGTTACAGCAGTATGCTTGATGAAATGTCCTTCTGGTACATAATGGTCAATTCTAATTGGGATTCCGTAAAATCTAACAGGGTCAATTGTTCCAAAATATGGCGCATCATAATTTACAGATGCTTTCTTAGCAAATGACATAATATAGTTGTCATAATCTTTTGGATTAACAAAAATGCAATCTATTATCTCATTATTAATCAATAATTGATTTATATATTGTTTAAGTTTAAACATATAATCTACATCACTCATTATTTCACCCCAAAACTTGGAACTATAATTTCACATCTCTAATCCATTGTTGAAGTGCAGCAATAATTCTTTCAGCTTCCACCATACCTTGAAGATTTGCGGGCAAAGTAAAAACACCCCAATCTCCACTACAAGGATCTTCCGTTTCAATTCTAAGATCGTTATCTTCTCCAATGTTCATATATAGCTCACCGCATGCTCCAGAAATATTGCTTTTAAAAAAATTATTGTTCATTTTAATTGTCGCCTGTTACAGTAATATATTTTATCTTGTAATATCCGTAATCCATGGTCGTAAATCTACAATATTGTACCAATCATATTTCTTACCATCAATCATATATAAATGATTAGTAATCTTAGTAACTTGAGCTTCAGCCTCTTCCATGGTTTCATAGGCGTCAATCCAATCACCAGCACCTCGCTCAGGATAATAAGCCTCTCCCGCCATTAATAAATAATACTTAATCATAATAATCCCTGAAATAAATTATAGATAATTTTCAGAGTTTTCTATCATAGTAGATGCAATTGAAAAAACTTCTTCAAATAATTTACCTAATCGAACCAATGACTCCCTACCACCAAATGATGTCATAAATAGTCTCCCCTTTTATCTAATTCTTCTAGGCTAGAAGCTAAATCTCGAAGAATCCTGATCGCAAGTTTTTGCGCTTCTTGTTTCGATTTCGGAGTCGAATCTAAATTCCCAATAAGGCGTTCATAACGAAGAAGATTTACGCTCTGGTAATTTAATCCATCGTCAAACCCTAGTAGTACAGGAACATATCCTTCTAATTTAGACAAAATCTCAACATGAGGAAAAAAAGATTTCATAAATAATCTCCAGAGCAATCTATCATAGATGATGATACTGAAAAAATTTCTTCAAATAACTTTCCCAGTCTAACCAAACCCATTCTACCGCCACATGAATGAATATTTCTCTGAAAATCTACCTCAGAACATCCATCCCATTTAATAAAACCTTCTACATATGGCTCTGCTTTAGAAATGTCAGCAGTGAAATCTATAGCGCCATCATCATTAAAATAAATAAACTTATGAGGAGAGCCATTTCCATCATCATAAACTCTTGTTTCAAAGACTTGAAAGTCAACTGAAACAGTGGAAGAATTCTTAATTCGTAAAAAGAATTCAATGTCATTGAGCCAATGTTCTTGCCAATCTGTATTTAAAATATTATTTTGCATGATAAAAATCTTTATAATGAATCATTATAATATTTATAAAATATAAGTCAAGTCTAGCTTTAATTTAAAAAATACATGTATTGTTACAAAATATTGTCTAATAAATTAGAAATGAATATTTTAACATAGAAATAATGAGTGATTATATCAAAAGCATCAATTTTCAAGAGCTAATTGAATTAACAAATGAATCATCTTTGGTTTCCAAGACTGATGCTAAAGGTACTATAACTTATGTAAATGAAAAATTTATTAAAATATCAGGTTGGTCAAAAGAAGAATTAATAGGGGCAAATCATAATATTGTCAGGTCTGGATTCCATGACAAAGAATTCTGGCAAGATATGTACAGAACAACAATAAAAGACAAGAAAATATGGAATAAAATTGTTACAAACAAAAATAAAAACGGTAAACTCTACTATGTAGATACTTTTATCAAAGCACATTTTAAAAACAATAAATTAATTGGTTTTATTTCTGTAAGACAAGATGTTACCAGTATCGTAGAAACTTTAAATGATTTAAATCAAAAAAATGGATACTTAGAGCATGCTGCCAAAATTTTAAGACATGACATGCATAGCGGAATCAATGTTTATATCCCTAGAGGAGTAGCTTCTTTAGAAAGAAGATTAACCGAAGAAGTAATAAATAAACTTAAACTTAATGCCCCTATTAAACTAATTAAAGAAGGCTTAGAACATACTCAAAAAGTATACAAAGGCGTAAAAGAGTTTACTAATTTAGTTAAAAATAACTCAACACTAGATAAAAACGAATATGATTTAAAGTCAATTTTAAATCATTATTTAAGTACCACTGCTTATAAAGACCAAATTATAATTAATGACTTAATTAGTCTAGAAGTTAATGAATCTCTTTTTTGTACAGCCATAGATAACTTAATTAGGAACGGTCTAAAATACAATGACTCAGAAAACAAATTAGTAAAAATTTATATGGATCAAGATTATTTATGTGTAGAAGATAATGGTCGTGGTATGACTCCTGAAGAGTTTGAAACATTTTCAAAACCTTATGCTAGAAAAGCAGCACAATCTGAGCCTGGAACCGGATTAGGTCTAAATATTAGCTTAGCAATTTTAAAAGAACATAATTTTACCGTAGAATGCCACAAAATACAAAATAATAATGTCGGAACAATCATAAAAATTAAATTGAGGTAGTAATGCTTATCGAATCAATATTGCTAGTAGATGATGAAAGCTTGTTTCATTTAGTATTTGAAGATGCTTGCAGCTTATTAGATATTTCTTTAAATCTATACAGCATCAGCAAATCTGAAGATGCAGAAAAGCTTTTTCAACAAATCCAAGAAGGTAAAATCAAAAAACCAGATTGCGCTTTCGTAGATTTAAATATTGTAGGCTCTAGTTTTGATGGTATTGAATTAATTAACAAAATTAATCATCAATATGGCAACGGCTGTGTGATAGGTATTATATCTTCTTCTTCTGACAAAGTAGAAATTACTAAAGCCAAGTCTGTAGGCGCTCAATTTTGGATTGTAAAATCTGATGAAATAGAACCTAGATTAAATGAATTTAAAAAAGATTATGAAGGTTACAAGAATAAAACAAATCCTTTTAAGGTCTACAAATGAAATTAAATAAAGAAGCAGAAGAGATATTAATTAATATAGCCGCCGATAAAGGGCTGTATGTTGAAGGAAACATATTAAAAGTTATCGAAAGTGATAACGAAAAATTTTCTTCATATCTTTCAACTGCTATTGAAAAAGATAAAGAAACTAGAAGAAAAAGATTAGAAATTACAAAACAAATTCAAGAACAAAATGTTGAGTTAAAGAAAAGTCAAGATAAAAATAAAATATTAATGGAAGATTTGCAATCGGCTCTTAAAACAACAGAGGATGCTAAAAAAAGCATTGAAAGCGATTTAGAAATACTTCAAAAGAAAAAGCAGTTCGAACTTATAGACATAATAGTCCGAACTGCCTTATTCCTAATAGTAAGCGTTGGCATAGTTACTACAATATTATTTATTTTTACAATAATAAAAGGAACGGAAACACAACTAGTAGGTCATGCCTGGACCTCTATGTTTAGCATTTTATTAACCAATAGCTTTAGTATTATTGGTACTATAATGGGCGTTAAATATGCTTCCAATAAAAATAATGAGTAAATCTTACCACAAGATAATTTTCATAATTTAGCTTTATTGTAGTCTGCTGAATACCATAATGCCATTGCCTCAGGTGTCTTAAACTTTTCCCATTTACCAGTTTCAGGATTAAAAGCCCCTGTACGACTATTAATCTCTTTTAAGGTCTCATCCATAGCAATATTAGGATCATAGCCCCTAATACGCATAGCGTTGGCTGCAAACACAATCATATCACATAAAGCATCAATCTCTCCACTGCCATCTTTGGCTCGAAGAAACTCACTCAATTCTTCTGCCAAGAATGAAGCATGAGCAGTTTTGTCCCACTCAATGTTTAAAAGTCCTCGTTCATTTGCCCAAGCATTAATTTTATTAAAATGTGTCATAATATATTTCCTTTTTTATAACATAGTCACTTTGATAGTAGTTGTCAACTCTACCAAATATCAATAATTTTTCATAACAATAAACAATTTAAAGTAGGCAGGTACAATATGAATATTTCAGCTAATGGTTTAGATTTAATTACGCGTTGGGAAGGATTAAAACTAACTAGATACATATGCCCTGCTGGAAAGCCTACTATTGGAGTAGGTCATGTAATACTTCCTAGTGAAAATATTCCAAATACAATTACTCGTGAATTTGCAATGGAATTATTAAAAAAAGATGTTGAAAGATTTGAAAAAGCTGTTAATACTCTTATCACAGTAGAGTTAAATCAAAACCAATTTGATGCCTTGGTTTGCTTTATTTTTAACACAGGTGAAGGTGGTTTAAAAAATACTGGCGTTTCTAAAGCCGTAAATTCTAAAAACTTTGCAGCTGTACCAGCAGCACTTCGTCTATGGAATAAAATTAAAGTAAATGGAGTGTCTCAAGAAAATAAAGGTCTTACTAATCGCAGAATCTCTGAAGCTGAATTGTTCATGAGACCTGTTGAAACTCTTATAGTTACAGGTTCCGCTCCTACATTTGTAACATTTACTCCTGATTTACTTAAAAATATTCAAACAAAATTACAATCTATAGGTTTGTATACTATTAAGATTGATGGATTATATGGTCCAAGCACTAAAAGAGCTATCGAGACATTTGCTCGAAATAATAGCATTGATTATGTAATAGATCCTAAACAAGGAATTCGTAGTGATATCCTTGATATGATCAATAAAATATCTTAATCAGATTTTCTTTTCAAGAGATTTAATTCTTGTTTAAGAGAAACAATTTCTTGTCGCAACTCTTTATTTAAAGTCTCTAGCTCAATCCTATGATTGATGTAATATTCATTAAGAATATCAGGAACCCAACTAAAGTCTCTAGCTAATGTTTGGTCCTCTGGCTCTCCGCCATCTTGCGCTATTACTCTAGCTACTTTTCCATCTGGATGAGTTTCCGCTAAAACCCAAAAAAAATCATTGTGGTCATATCCCATTCCTGCTAAGCGCGGATCGTTTGAAGCTAATACTTGAAATGGTTTAAACATATTTTAATCTTTATTTTGAATTTTTTTGTAACTCAATTTCATCTAATTTGGCTTGTAATAATTGATTTTCTTTTTTATATTTTTGCAAATCATATTCTAATTGACTTAGAATATTGTGATAAGTAGGAGGGTCTGTAGGACTTTCCCTGCCATTAGCAACAATATTACAAAATTCTGTTAAGAGATTATTTTTCTCACATAAATCTCTAAGATGCTGCAATCTAACTGCATACCATTTTTCACTATGAATTAGTTGCTTTGCCATGTCAATTAAAGAAGCTGCCTTGTTTCTTAATTCTAAGATTAATAGAATGTCTTCATTTAATTTTAATGCTTGCGACAAATCTTTCGCAATCCAAGTTCCAGGAGTGGCTTTTTGATGCAAGCGAGTTAATTCAGATAATTGTTCTTTATTTAGGTATTTATTATCCATATTAATTACGTCTCGTTCCCAAAAATTTCGGATTCTTTAATCTCAGATATTTTTTTATCACGTAAAATATTATTAATCTTATGCACTACTGCATCTAATTTCCCGATAATAAAACTTTTATCATCTACTGTAGCTTCTAATTGATGAAGTGCATAATTCAATTCATCTAAATAAGATGGGTTCAATAAATTAGCTAACTTTTTAAGTTCATAAGCCGCAATTTTTTGATTACTTTCTTTACGATTAATCATTTTTTCTTATTCCGATTGAAAGTAATCATACCATTCATAACAATATTGGCAATATAAATCACACTGATCATCATCCCAAACATACAAATGCTTATGATCAGGGCTATCAGAACAATATTTACAATCTAATGATTCTTTCATTTTAATCTTCGCTTTTACCACTAAACCAAGAAAATTTATTATCTTCAATATTATTTGCTTTAAATGATTTTTTCCATGCTTCTAATATTTCAGATAATTTATAAATTTCATCTGGGTCCAGATACACTTCTAATTTAGAAGTTTCATCACAATCAGTAATAGAAAACTCTATAAATTTTTCATTGGTAGAGTCAACAGTTAATGAGGAATTATATTCTGATTTTTGAAATTTATGTTTAGAGTTTGAAGAATGAGTCATATTTATTTTCTTTCAAAAATGCATCAATTTTTTCTTCAGGAATATTATTTTCCTTTGCAAAATTTTTAAAATTAACAAGCATATCATAATGAGGATATTCTGTTGCATCATACAATGCATTGTGTATATCTAAATACCCTGCAGACATAGCTGGTATATATGCCTCAGGTCCAAACTTAAATACCTCATACAAGGCGTACCGATATGAACCTCTATCTACCAGATCAGCTTGATTAAGCCTTTTTACCACAGCGCAAAAGGCATGTAAACGCTCTTTATTAGATAAAGATTCCCAATATTTCTCTGAAATATCTTCTTCAGATTTTGTATTATTTTCTTTCATAGATTTAATATGGTATATGGCTTATTACCATAAACTTTTCCCTCTTCTGCTTGTCTGCTAACATAAACTGGTTTAGCAACTTCGCCTTGAGCCGCAAAATAACCCACAATGCCTTGCAATAATAAATCTCTATTAGTTTCTGGTTCAAATCCAGAATGATGATTTAACGTTAACATTAACTTTTGATAATCTTTTGGATTAATAGCTACAGAAACGCAATTATCTTCAAATAAGCAAAAAGATATTTGTTTTAATAAACAATTCTCATAATCATTCACTTTGCCCTCAACTCTTTCTTTTAATTCTGAATTTTTAATTGAAGGTCCAGTATAAAGATTACTCCAGCCTTCTTTCTCTAGCATGTCTAGAAATTGCTTGTCAACTTGCTTCATGCAAGCATGATAATTTTTAAAATTAAACTGTCAAGCCCGCACAATTAAAAAAAGAAGAGCGTCTCCACTCTTCTTTTAAAATTAGAACAAATTAATTCATTTATTGTTAGATAATAACACAGAATCACTTGAACTGACTAATTTACATGAAGTAAATGTTGAGACTGTAATTAATGCAACAGCAATAAATAAAGGAGTAAAACTAGCTGCCCCTACTACTAAAAAATTATTTTTCAAATAAACCTCCTATAATTTATTTGTGCGTAAAATTTGCACCTTTATATTTATATCATAATTTTTATAGATTTGATGTCAAATACATTTATTTTAATAAAAAAAGGAGAGTGTTTCCACTCTCCTTTTTAACTCTATATCATATACATTCAACTATCTCGCCACAAATTCGCCGCTGCAAAAGATAATATCTCTTCCGCCGAATCAGGGCTATACCCAATTTTCATCAACTGCTCTGTCATCTCTGAATATTTCTTCTGCTGCTCAGAATCTCTTGTCTTGCTCTTAGTTACAATCCTAGCAATTGACTTAATGCCAGTAATCAAATATGACTCAATCGCTTCCTTCAAAGGCTCATAACTAGTATATTTAATACTATCTCCTCGCCTCATCCTAGAAAACATATATGCCGTCACATCACTTCTAAAGCCATCCTTAGATGAACCAGTAATTCCAATCTGCTCCTCAATAGATTTAAGGAATTGTTCATCAGGCTGACGCTCTTCTTTAGTCACACGATCCTTTAGTTTAGTACGTGTTACATAAGCCTCTGCATGATCCATATAGTTTTCAAACAAAGATTGAGCTTGCTCTTCATAAGCAGTAATAAATGCCTTGGCAATTTCGCTTTCTAGTATCTTTAAATACTCTTCTCGAATTACTTTTTGTAGCAACTCTAAGCAATGTGCCTTAAATTGCTCATCAGTAATTTGCTCTTTCACCATTTTAGTTAGTGAATTAATCACACTAACTGGAGTAATCATGTTCTTTTCAGAATTGGTTAAAGCATGATCTAACGCCTTAGTGATAAATCTAGTAGAAATACCATCCAATCCTTCATGCTTAGCCTCTTCTCGTAGATCCTTAATATCTACTTTCTTGACTCTGCCCTTCTCAATAATATCCTCACCATTGTAAATCTTCATCTTGGTAAGAAGGTCACATTTATTAGATGTCTTTAATCGACTCATTACTGAGAACATAGATGCTACTTTCAAAGTATGAGGGGCAATATGTGCTGTGAAATCAGATTTTCCTAACATCTTTTCATAAATTTTAATTTCTTGATTTAATTCAAGACAATAAGGAACTGCTACTTTCACAATACGGTCTAAAATAGCCTCATTAGTATGTTCTGATTGGAACCTATTCCATTCAGCTTCATTGCAGTGAGCTAAAATGACACCATCAAAATGAAGCATGTCTGATTTACCAGGAGAAGGTACTCGTTTTTCCTGAGTGGCTGTAATAATAGTATGTAAGAATTCAATTTCATTCTTAAATACTTCTACCAATTCTACAATGCCACGATTACCTACGTTAAAAGCACCGGTTAATGATAAAGCTCTAGGGTCATCTTCTGAGTACTTATCTAGTTTAGAAATGTCTACTGAGCCAATAAGTACGGATACGTCTTGAGAGTTAGCATCCATAGGAGGTACAGCAGCTACACCACGTCTAGCTCTTTGGGAAAAAGAAGTTTCTTCTACTTCGAAGTTTTCATATTTACCATCTAGTTCATTCATTAATTTATGACGAGCTACTGGAGAAATATCTCCTTCAATTTTTACATTTAAAGTTTTTTCAAAATTATCTCGTAAAGAGCGAGGAATTAATTGTAAAGGCTCACCACGATGAGGATCGCCCTTTAGATGGTAGTATTTCTTACTTTCTAGTGCCTTTTTAATATGTTCAGTGAGGGCAGACTTACCGGCACCTACAGGACCCATGAGCAACAATACTTGTCTAGATTCTTCACCACGTTGAGCGGCAGAAGATAAGAATGACATAACTTTGTTAATGACGTTCTCCATGCCGAAGAATTCGTTTTCAAAGTATTTATAGAGTTTGATATTATCTCCGTCAAAAATTTTACGTTTACGAATATCGGAATCTGGCATAGTATCTACGCCGTGTTCGACAATTGACTCGTAAAGTCTTTTATGAGCGCTTTTTACAATAGATGGATCTTTTTCTACTAGCTCAATATAATCCATCAAGTTACCAGAAAACTTTTTATTTTGACTGGCAGATTCTCTTGCTGATTGAATTTGTTTTAATAGTTGTTCTTTGGTGCTCATCTTATTTCCTAAACTCTTCTAAACGTTTTCCCAAACTTAGCTGGTGGAAGATTCATAGAATGATCTTCTTCATTTTCTTGATTTTCTTGATTTGATTGTAACTCGTTAATAATCTCTTGCAAATATAAAACAATTTCTCTTGCTTTATCTTGTTCAGAATCTGGCTTTCTTAAAATAGAAAGAATAGTATGATAATAATTATTTTTATCTATTATATTCATATTAGTCAATAGAAATTACCTCATCATTTACTTTAGCTAATAACCTAACAGCATTGCCCCACAAAGTCTTAATATGATGTACTACTGTAGTAGCATATGTTACTTCTAAATCCCTTCCATCGTGTTCATGATATAAAACCAATTCATTATTTCTTCTAACTTCTTCTATGTACACAATTGGAATAGACCCGCCACCAACAGATTGGGCTAATTCATTTCTAATAACTTCCCAACCATCTTCATCAGATATATCTTCAACTACTAATCCATGACCTCTTTTTTTGACGTAACTGAACAAATTTAATTCAGCACATAATTCTTGGTCAAGATATTGCCTAATAAATGACGCATCGTGGCAAGCCTCTCTAGCAATCAAACATTCTTCCCAGCCATATTTGTTTTCTATATGCCTAAAAAGATGAAAGCCAAGATGATAAGGATTAATAGATCCTACATGAGGACGAATTACTTGATTATGAGATTTGATAATAGGAAGATGTAATTCAGAGTCTAAATCTAGATCGTGGCAAATTTTATAATGTGTGTAACTAGCAACGCCTTCATTGATTATCTTAGTTTGGATTTGTGGCCAGAAATATTGACCTTCATCTCTGATGATATCAATAATATCTCTTTTCCAACTAGGCAATTTGGCATTCTCAGAAATGAAACCTAATAAATCATAATCTGGTTCCAATGGAATTTTCTCTAATTCTCTTTCTAATCTTATTTTTCTATTAGATTCATTTCTAATTTTAGCTTCTTTTAATTCTTGTAATTTTTCTTCTCGTACTTCTTCCTGTGTTCTACGACGCAATCCATATTTAGTAGTCTGAAACTGAATAGCGTGGCAAGCATCAATTATTTTTTCTACTTGCTCAATGCCAATATTAGGATCCTCTACATATGATTGAATTCTTTTTTTGGCAGCTCTAAATCTTTGAATGACAGATTCAGGTCTGGTATCTTTGAACATTCTGTTGTTTTTGAAAAAATCAGAATGTCCCACACAATGAGCCATAATCAAAATCTGTAAATAAAGAGGATTTTCTCTCATCAAATAAGCAATGGAAGGATTACTATTAATAATTAGTTCGTAAGGGAGTCCCTCCATGCCAATATCATACATTTGATGAGTTCGCTCAAATGATTTACCAAAAGACCAATGACTATACATAGATGGCATGCCATGGTGAGCCATAGCTCCAATCATTTCATAATAGTCAATTGTTTCATATTCAATTGGAAATGGATCTAGCTTGTACTTAGGATAAATCTCATTAATTTTTTCATCCCACTTTTCTAGATCCTCTAATGTATAATCCATAATTAAACCTCGGAGTCTACTCCATTTAAAATATTCTTAAACGCTAACCAAACATCTTCTTTCTTTAAGATGTATGCCGTATGCAATTTTTTATCTCTTAACGGCTGCAATACGTCATATAACGTAGTTGGTTGCTGATAGGTATCATCTGATGTGTCTTTGTCTGGAGATATTTCACAATATCCAAATAACTGACATATCTCTTTTAATTCTGAAACCTTATCTGCAAAAGGCTTATTATCAAAACTATAATTATCTCCATCGCTACATTGGAAAATATAAATATTCCAAGCAGAAGGATGATATCGTTTATCTATAATGTCATGTACTAAAGTTACACCAGTAGAGGCAACTGTTCCACCATATGTACTTTGAGTAAAGAAAGCTTTTTCATCTACTTCTCTAGCTTCTGCATCATGGGTGACAAAGACGATATCTAATGTTTCGTATTTGCTACGAAGGAATTGATACATAAGAAAGCAAAAGCTTCTAGCTAAAAACTTTTTATCAGTGCTCATCGAGCCTGAAACGTCCATTAAGAAAAAGACTACTGCATTAGTGCAAGGCTCTTGTTTCAATTTAAAATGACGATATTTCAAATCATCTTCATGAAATGGGAAAGTTTCGCCTTCTTCTGCTGTTTCTGGGTCGAACCCAGAAGCTTTCATACGTTTAATTCTAGCAATGGCAGATTTCTTTTTATCTAATCTAGGAAGAATACCATCTGGTCTGTAGCCAGAGCGTTTTAATTTATCTTGAGAGATGTTGGCTAATTGTTTTCGCTTTAATTCTGGTAATTGTAGTTCTGAAAAAAGATAATCAGATAGTTCCTCTAGTGAAATTTCTACGTCGTAAAATTCCTCACCTTTATCATTCCCTCCTTTATTTCCAGGAGCATTTTGCTCTTGATCCGCATCCCCAATTTTTTGACCTTTTTTAAGATCTTTACCAGGAGCAGACCCAACTTTCTTACTAGAATTGGCGCCATATACAAATTTATATTCTTTAATACCTCTTACTGGTATTTTGAATTTCTTTTTGCCATTTTCACCAATAATAGACTCTTCTGCAACAATTTTGTGAATCCCTTCTTTGATCGCTTTTTGTATCTTTTCTTTATGACGACGCCTATCAGAAGCAGAACGATCAGCACTAGTTTTATGTTCTCTAAAAATGCTCATGTATATTATATATCCTGTTCAGGAAACTTGTTTAAAACAGCATTCCATCTTTTAATCCACCATTCCATTTCTCTAATAGTAGAAGGAGCAATACTAGCAAAATATCCATGATATGGAACATGTTGCCCGCCTTTTTGCTGTTTACTATTAACGGCTGCTTGAAATGTTTCTTTGATAAGCTCTATTTCATCTATAATCTTATCTCTTTGACACCAAGGACATTCAGGAGTATTAGACCAATGAGACTCATGTGTTTGACAATATTGTAAATTATTTATTTGGTTCATGCTAACTTATACAGTTTATAATTATTTTGTTCTACTTTGTCAAGTACTGAGGATAAATCTTTAAATGCAGAAATTAAACTTTTGCCTTTTCCCTCTACGATATTAGACTCAGTAGAGGGAAAGGGATTAGCTATATAAGTAATATACTCATTACCTTCTTCTTGAAATAATGGAAATACATACCAAACATTTTGATACTGATAGTACTCAGTGCTTATCATAATATATTTGGCTTGTTTGTAGGTTAACTTTTTTAACCTATTTTGTATTTTCACTATTTCTTTAGAAACTTTCATATTTTACTTCTAAATCTATCTAAATATTTTAGATAATGGTCTGCTGGTTTTGTCTTTTCTGTTGTAGATGTTTTCCCTGCCGGTTTGGGGAATCTATTTTCGTGCGGCAAAACTTGATCTATATTTGCTCGGTCTAACATATCGCTATGCGTTGTTTTAATTTTTCCAGAACTATCGTCTACAAAAGAAACGAAAATTCTACCAGGCATTTTATTATTGTCAATAAATGAGCCTATTTCTGTTGCTAATAAATTAATTGCCGTATTGTATGCAGCTTCATCAAATGGAATAATTTCTTTTTTACCTAAAGGAGTATTTGGATAATCTTTCGTGAAAAGACCTCCAGATCTCATTACCGGATCTTTAAATAATCCAGGATTATCATACTGAGGAAAATCATCCCAAAAATCTTGAGGAACAACGCCTAAAGGCTCGCTAATTGTTACAAAATAAATCTGTCCGCTAAGCTGTAATTCCCCATTGTTTTGCATTTCTAAAATTCTATGATAAGCATTATACAAATCTGATTTTTTAGGTCTAGTTAGCCCCCATGGTTTTGTTTTAGCACAAGGAACTAAAATAATTATTTTATAACGATCAGGAATTTTAAAATTCCTTATTTTAGCGAACCAATCTTTAATTTTAGGATTATTTAATAAATTAACTGTTTCTCCTGGAGTATATGCTGTTAAAGTTTCATCTAATTTTTTATTAGATTTTTTACTTCTATCTAACATATATTGTCTAAAAGAGTCCCATTTATCAGGAGAGATATATGGAAATTCTGAACCAGGTCTTGATTGACCTAATTGGCTTTTTTCAAGATCAGATAACACTATAGGGTAATCATCTGTTTCAGAAGCTAATTTATAAAATAAATTGATATTTTGAATAAGTTTATAATTTTTCATATTAAAATATGAAAAAATAACCATGATAAAGCATCTAATTTGCTATCAGAATTGATCTTCTTCAGTAGAACCATGTAAAGCCAAAGTAGAAGATTTGCCTGCAGAAATTACTTGAGCTACTTGATCAAAGTAAGAAGTTCCTACTTCCCGCTGATGCTTAGTGGCAGTATATCCTTTTTTCTCTGCATTAAATTCTGCTTGTTGCAATTGTGAATAAGCCGCCATTCCACGATCTTTATAAGCATGAGCCAATTGATACATAGAATGGTTTAGTGTATGGAATCCAGCTAAAGTTACAAATTGGAATTTGTATCCCATAGCCCCTAATTCTCGTTGGAACTTAGCAATTGTTTCATCATCTAAATTCTTCTTCCAGTTGAAAGAAGGGGAGCAGTTATATGCTAGCAACTTTCCAGGAAATTTGGAATGTATAGCTTCTGCAAACATTTTAGCTTGTTGTAAATCAGGAGTAGAAGTTTCCATCCAAATCAAATCTGCATATGGAGCATATGCTAAACCACGAGCTACAGCTCTTTCCATGCCAGTCCTGCAAAGATGATAAAAACCTTCTGAAGTACGTGGCTTATTACCCTCAATATAATCATGATCATATGGATCAACATCACTAGTAATTAAATTAGCCGAATCTGCATCAGTACGAGCGATAATAAGAGTAGGAACGCCCATTACATCAGCGGCGAGACGTGCAGCAGTTAATGTTCTAATGAATTGAGAAGTAGGAACTAATACTTTACCTCCCATGTGACCGCATTTTTTTTCTGAAGCTAATTGGTCTTCAAAATGAACAGCTGCAGCTCCAGCCTCAATCATAGCTTTAGTTAATTCAAAGACATTAAGAGGACCGCCAAATCCGGCTTCTGCATCAGCCACAATAGGGGCGAACCAATCTGTGTTAGATTTACCCTCAGATGTTTCAATTTGGTCTGCTCGTTGTAATGCATTGTTAATGCGTTTAACTACAGAGGGAACACTATTAGCTGGATATAGGCTTTGATCTGGATACATTTCCCCGGCAAGATTGGCATCAGCAGCTACTTGCCATCCAGAAAGATAAATAGCTTTTAATCCGGCTTTAACTTGTTGCATAGCTTGATTGCCGGTAAGAGCACCTAGAGCGGCAACGTATGGTTCTTCATGAAGAAGTTTCCACAACTTTTTAGCACCATCGGTGGCTAAGGTATAAGCGATTTGTTTGGAGCCACGTAAACGAACTACATCTTCGTGAGAATAATTTCTGACAATGCCTTGAAATCTATCTTTCATAATTCCTCTAATTATTTAAAAATTAATTCTGTTTGTTTTTTGTTAACTATTTTAATAAATTCTTCTTGAGAAGAAGTATTGATTTGATGACCAAAATAGTAAAATATTTTATTTTTTATTAAACCATTTTCTAAATATTCAATATAAGCAGGTCCATCATTTCTATGATAAGACTGAGAATATGGGGGAGTATCTTCTGTTTTCCAATACTCTATCTGTTTATTTCCGTTAGGATAATATTCAATAGTAGTTGGACCATCTAATCTATAATATTTATTGTGTTGCCACCACTCTTCTATTTTAATGTTTTTATTATTAAAATAAGCTATTTTAGCTGGACCATTTTCTCGATGACATTGACCATTTATATAATAACTTTCAAATTCAATATTTCCATTATCATCATAAGATATATATGCCGGACCATTTTCTCGATGCCACTCTTTATTACAAGTCCAAAGCTCATATTTCTTCTTCATTTTATGAAGAAGGACTTCTTTTATTATTTGGTTAGGGAAATAATGAGTGAATTTTATTTTCATGAAAATTACATATATAAATCTTTTTTAATTTTTTTTAAAGTTTCTTGTAAACATGGTTTTAGTTTTTCTAAAACTAGATCCATATTAATATTGTCAATATCTTCTAATGTCGGTTTAGACACATAGACATAAGGAGAAGAAAATTCACAAATAATATTTTCTGGAACTCTAAAATGAGTATCGTGAGAAATAGCTTCATCAATTAAGCGCTCAAAAAGATAAGTAACCCAATTTTCATCATTACAATCTTTAATTTTTAAATTCTGCTCCATATGCCTCTTCAAGAGTGTGGTATTTAGATTTTTTGATTGGCTCTCTCCAATTATAATTAGGCACACTGCGCAAGTCAACCTCTACATAAAAACTATCTTTTATCCAGAATGGCTCAGTATTTGATACTAAATCTGGTCGCTCTTGCTCTAGCACAGAATGACTAATATAAACTTGTGACCAATTATTATTTAATAAGTTTTGAATTGTATTTTTCATTTTAAAATATATTACCAAATAAAATTAGGCTCCATAATCAGTTTTCCAAGGAGGGAAGCCTAATACTTTAAACAAATCTAATTTATTTGGAGTATTGTCGTATTGAGTTCTAGTTACATTGCCATAAGCTATTACAGATGGATTAGTAAAACTATACTTTAACATATAATTATTGGCAAATATAGCAGAATTACCATTTCCTCCAAATAAAAAAGCCCTATCATAGATAATAGCTAAATGAGAAGAAGATACGTTTCCTGGAATAGTTTTTCCTGAATCTCCCCATTGAAGCGGAGTATTTAAATTACATTGCAATATTTTTGTTTGATATTTTTCATTATAAGTAGCGCTATTGGTAGGCGCAATTAAATATCCTTTGTCACCAACTGTAAAAAATTGACCTGAACAAGATTCTAATGGCAAAATATAAGCAGAAGTAGACCAAGTAGTAGGATCGCTAAGTGAAGCGGTAAAAATACTATTTATAGCATATCCATCAAAGTTTTGCCCTCCAAATAAATACACATTAGTATCTATGATGGCTAGATGAGAATTATACAAAGGAATAGGCAGTGTAGATCCAGTATCTTGCCAAGATAATGGATTGCTAGTTGACGCTCTTAAAATAGCTGCAGTTGCATGAGTAATTTCATATCCGCCGAACAAATAAATGTAACCATCTATAATAGCCAGTTGAGAATTTTGAACTCTTTTAGGTAAAAGAGGTCCATGATCGGTCCAATTTAATGGATCAGTTACACTAGCAGAATAAATATGATCGGTGGATTGAGTGTCAGCTCCTCCAAACAAGTAAATATAACCATCTATAATAGCTAATTGTGAACCAGAGATAGGGCTAGGCAATATTCCAGAAGTAACTTCCCACTCTGCAGGTCTATTCAAATTGGCTCTAAGTATAGAATCTGAATGTTTACCACCAAAAATATATACGCTGCCTTGATATCCGTCATAACCATCAACATATCCATCAATTACCGCAATTTGTCCTTCATAAACAGAAAGCGGTAACACTTTTTTCATAGCAGACCAAGTAACTATGTCTGGAAAAGATATGTTTAAAGGAAAATTAAAATCTGCAATAACAGAACTATCTAAAATAGCATAAGCAGTAACATCTACTAATGGATTAGATCCAGATTTTAAACCAGTATAAAAATTTCCATTAAAATCGGGCTCATCATCTACTACCCAAGTTCTATATTGAGTAATATTTAGATCTACGTCCCTGCCAATCATTTTATAGCGTACCATGCATAAATACTGCAATATTCAGGGATATAAATATTATTTTACTCTTAATTATCAATAAAAAAATATTACATATATGAAATATATACAGGCTATAAATAAAGTAAAAGAAATAGATAAATTAGCATATGATTTATCTAAAGTAAAATTATTATCTTTTGCAAATGAAGATGAGAAAAATACAAATCAATTACTTAAATTAAAAGAAGAATCTTGGGAAGAAAAATCTAAAGAAATACAATCTATAGAAAAAAAATATAACTTTTTAATTAATGTACTATCTGTTTTATCTTGGTTGCCAATTCCTGTTGGAAATCCATTCAGTCTAGCTTTAGCTGGGGATGCAATGGCTAAGAAAAATTATTTAGATGTTGTTTTATGTATAATAGGAGCTTTGCCAGGAGTAGGTTCTTTTGGAAAAGTAGTAAGCTTAGCTAGAGGAGCGCCTAAATGGGTAACTTTATTATTAAATACGGCAAACAGATTAGGTATTTTGTCTGCTGTTAAACCAGCCATATTATGGCTAGCAAATACTATTAAAAATGTTAATTTGCACAAAATAATCACTTGGGACTTATATAAAAAATATGTCATTAAAACATTAGGGCAAAATTCTGCAACTTGGCTTTTTCAAAAAAAATCTAGCGCATTGTCAATCAATAGTGCAAATTTATTCTCATTTGCTGGCGAAGAATGGGTTCCAAATGAAAATTTTAAACAGGCTCAAAAAGAACTAAAAGATTTGGGAAGCAAAATTGAAGATATGGTAAATGCGGCTTCTAAAGGAAAAGAATTACCAGTAAGCCCTGCAAAGCCAATAGCTGGCACATCTGCTACTAACGCTCCTCCTAGTGAAGAATTATTTGTTCAACAAGAAATGAAATTGATTAAAGATAGAAAATTCAAAAGCTTTACTGATGAAAAATTAAATAAAATTAAAAATGATTCTAAATATGAATTAGATAAAAGTGATAAAGATGCTATTCAGCAAGAGTTAGATGATAGAGAAATAGATATTGAATTAGGTATTACTAGAGGCTAAATTTATTTACAATAAATAATTTAGATTTTGCCCTGGTACAAGCTACATAAGCTAGATTAGCCTCTTCGTTTGGCTTTTCTAAAAACTTTAGATTTTCATCTAACCATTGCTTTAATGTCCATCTAAGCACAAAAATATTATCTCTTTCTAATCCTTTAGCCCGGTGAATAGTAGATAAGATAATTATATTGTTTTCATCAGTATCATTAAATAATTCAATAGCTTTTTGCTCCACTTCGTTTAATGAAGTGCATTCTTCGCATAAATTTACTAAACATTCATACCTATCTAATACGTTTTCTATATTAATATTTTTTTGCAACAACCTGTCAACTTCTTCTTTTTTCCAATTATCTAGCCATTTTAGAAAAGCAGGTATTTGTTTTTTCTTAGATTTCTTAATTAAGAATCCTAATTGCTTACCTACATCCCTGCCTCGAATATTAGCCTTCATACCTAATTTAATAAATTGCATGCAAATTTTAATCATTGGCGCATTAGTTCTAGATAGAATAAAGCAGCCTGGCTTTGCCATAGTATAAAGAGAATTTAAAGATGTTTCTACTATTTCTCCATCTTTTGCAGAGTCTGGGCAAGTAATATCTGGAACCCAATTTTTTGCTAAATTAATAATTTTTTTAGGACATCTATATGAAATTGGTAAAGTTAATATTTTAGATTTGTCTTGTTTTTTTACATCTTGGACAATAGAAGAATCAGCAAACCTCCATCCATAAACAGCTTGGTTAGGATCTCCTACTACAATCATTCTGCCACCAGCGGTACAAACTTTTTTAGCCATTACCAATTGAGATTTATTCAAATCTTGATATTCATCAACAAACACATAATGATACTGTCCTAAAAATAAATTATAAACAAAAGGAAACCAGCACATATCATTAAAATCAATTTTGTTAGTCATAGCTTTATCTTTACCTAAAGCCTGAATCACATATTTAATAAATGATTTTCTATCTAAATCTCCAACATCAATTCCAAATTGATCAATTATATCCTCAATTTGAGAAGGAGTATCTTGCAAGCTATATTTGCAATATGCAATTGTGTCACAAATATTAACAATTAAATCATATTCTGAATCTTCATCTAGTAATTCTTTAACAATATTAAAGACTTTGTTATCATCTATTTCTACATTTCCAAATTTTTGTTTGATAGCACGATAGCCTAAAGAATGAAATGTAAGAACATCTACATAAGAGGGAGATCTGGAACGCAATTCTTCTTGAATTATTTTATTGAAAGCTAAAGCAATAGCTTTTTTTCCTTTAGGTATATATTTAAAACTTTCCACGATAGAAGTAGTTTTGCTAGCTCCCGCATAAGCTTCTACAATAGTATGCCCTTCGCCTTGGGCGATATCTTTAAACAAAGCTTTTTGATAAGTGGACCATTCTAATTTAGGCGCAGCTTTAACCAAATAAGATTTGTCTTCTTTTTTAGGAGGAAATTTGCTTTTATTCATAAAAGTGAATGAATCATGAGACAGAGACTTATATCAAGTGAGCGCTAAATATTTGTAAGCGTCAAATACTTCCACAGCAGCAGCGTTAGATGGAGTCATATTAATAATTTTAGAAAAATTAGAAATCAAATATTCTAAATAATTTAAGCTTGAAATAGCGCTGAACCTACCATTTTTAGAAGCCGTATACTGTACAATATACTTTTTAACACGCTTACGACCAGCTTCTCTTATACTAGAGATAATAGTGTCGGGAACAGAAATATTATCAACTTTTTCTATAAATTTATGACTAGATTTAATTACAAATCTATGAATATCTTTTTCTATAGAAGCGGAGCTTAATAGATCTTCTGGATTTTCATTTGGAAATATATTGCAAAACAACATATTTTTTTTATAAAAATTATTAACAAACTTAAATTTATTAGATGCTCCATTAGACTTTTGTAAAGTAGTATTTACTTCTCCTAAATAAATGGCACAATCTTTTCTTACTGTTTGATAAACACCTCCTATTACTAAATCTTTTTTCTTAATAGAAGGCAGTTTTTCTTTATTTTTAAATTCTAAAATAGAATTATACAATTCAGATCCTATTCTAATTAATTTTAATTTTGAACCGAACTTTGCCCAAATAAACTCGCCTTGCAAAATGCCTCCGGACTTAGCCCCTTCAGTAAGGATAGTTTCCATTAAAACATCTTGCTTAAGATCAAGCAAAAAATTATTAATTAATATTTTATAATGACTATTTCCTCCAAATCTTTTTTGCAAAGAAAATAAGCGTATATTTTTAATTGGAGTATTATCTATTGATAAAATATTAGTGCCAGAAGCGGTTTTATAATTTAACCTTTGAATATTTTTCTTAGCTATATTTAAAGTTAATGAATCATTGGAATCTGCTACCTCTGCAGGCGTTACTTCTTCTTTATTTTTTGCAGAGTAATAAGTTTTTAAATTCCAATCTGGACCAGAATATAAATTTTTGGTTCCAGAATATACATATGAAATTGATTTAGGAATATCGCCAACTATAATCATATTTTTGTTCTATAAATTAAAAGACATAATTACTGTCACAGTTTAAGAGTATCAAGAATTTTAATTAGTTTTTCAAAATTAAATTTAATTATCTTACTTTCATACATTTCAAATAATTTAATCTCTGAGTAAGTCTCATAAATAGAGATATCTAAATCATCTATTTTTAGAAATTGAGAGGCTTGATAGATTAATATAATAGGTACTGCCTGATTCTCATTTAAAATTTCTTCTTTGGCTATATTTAAAATTTTTATTTTTAAATTAATAGAATATAAGGTTTTATATTTTTCTATTTTCTCTGGAGAGAAATTGTATTCTTGGCAAAATTCAAAGAATGGTTTGCTACCTCTTTTATTATTGCACTTAGCACAAGCAACTGTTAAATTAGTAGCATTAAAGGGACCGTCCAGACTATCTGGAATAATGTGCTCCATGGTGACAGTTTCTTGTGTTAAGTGCTTGCCACAATAACAACAGACTAAACCATCACGATTTGTTACATATTGTTTTATATATTTTTGTCGTTGTCGCTGCCGTAACCCCATATCAAACAAATACAGATAATGTGTCTATTTTATTAAGAAACTTAAGTAGTTTGCAGTAAAAATTTACTACTTGCTCTATATTTAATTGTTCTGATGTACCCATATAACTGTCAGGAGAAAAATTAGAAGAAATTTCTTTTAAATCTTTAAACTTAGAATCAGATAAAGGGACTAAAATATTTCCATTTACAATGGCTCCATCTATATCTCTTTCAATTTGAACAATGTGAAAATTAGTTTCATATTTAAAATCTTGTTTAGTAGTACAGCATACTAATTTATAGTTAAATAAATTTAAATGATATGTTATTTCCTTAAATACAGAAAGATATCTTGTGGCTTGCGCCCTAAATTGAGCAAAATCCAAAGTAGCGCCAAAGTTAAATGTAAAAATCATAATAGCACCATTTACCAACTATAGTGTAATTTTTTAAAAATGACTGTCAAGCCTAGATAATTTAAAAATAAAAAGGCAGCCTAGGCTGCCTTTTTAAACTTTAAATAACTACTTTTTAGTTAATATTTAAATTATTTTTTGAAATATGTTCATGTTGTTGGATTAATTGTAAACATTCGTGCGCTTGACTTACAGCATCTCCAAAATAAGGGTTTTTAGAGATCGCTTTTAAAAAGCTTTTAATATGTGGTAAAGATTGTTGCTTTACAAAACCGCTTTTAATTGACTCTTCAACTCCAAGCTCCATAATGTGCTCTATTTGGTTTTGAATTTGCCAGCCTAATTTATTATACTCTTGACAAATATTAATAATGTCAGAGATATCTATCGGGATGCTAAATTCTTCTTCAGTAGAATCGGATACTTGAGGTAAAAAAGAACTTTGAAAAACATTGGCAGTCATATGCAACTCCATATCAAGGATATTATATTAATAAAAATACAACCAACTACTTATATTTAACCCTCCTAGTTTATAAAACTTTGCTACTATAAATATAACAAAATATTAGAAATATAATTAGTTATTGACTTTAATATGGATAAGTAAAACTTTACTTTATAAGTGACAACTCCTCATATAAAACATCAAAACCATAAATATGGTATAATTTTTCCATTTCCTCTCTTAACTGCGGAACCATGGCAGAATATTCAGTAATAGAATTTTTTCCATCGTGAACTTCATAAAAAATATTTTCTAGTAGATTTTTATCATACATCGATTTTAATCTATCAAAACTAGAC